ATCATCAACCCCGACCGTCGGTATTATGGGCTCTTCCGGTCTCGTCCTGCTCTCGCTTTGACCATCCCTGCCTAAATTATTAAACATTCCCTTCCGCTTCCAAGGCGGAAGGGATATCCATCGCCATGCCAAGAAAAAGACCAAAATCCCTCGATGCTCCGGTGACAACTCAAGTCAAGCGACTTGAGGCATGGGCATATCTTCGCGGTGATCAGTGGAAACGGACTTATCGATTCACGCTTGTCAATGAGTTCCGGATCCACATCACCGAGGCGAAGAATGCCATCATCCATGGTCTTGATACGCAGAACCGATACAAGGAGGAGAAGATATACTACTTCCGTAAGGCTCTCGCGGAACTCTCGATTGTGGAGAGCAACATGGACATCATGATTATGGACTCCTTCTGCATCATGAGCGAGAGGGATTGGTCGCAGGCAGCAGCACAGATCGATGATATTAGGATAGCGGTGTCGAAATTGGTAAACTCACTGACTCACGGTGTCGGTGGGTCGGAATCTCCGAACTTCGGAACGGAGGGAGAATCTACCGACCATAAGGATGCTTAACTTGTTATGGATATGGCAAGTCAATACAACATAAGCAAGCAACGAGGTTCGTGTGCCGATTACAATGCCAACAACTCTTGGTACTTCAATGGTGACAACGGTATCATCAACAACAACAATCGGTATAATGGGAACTTCCGGTCTCGTCCTGCTCTCGACTATGGTGGATATGACAACACCAACCTCGACACCTATCCTATTCCTCTACATGAATGGCTCATTCTCTGCATCCAGACCGCCAAGGGAAAGATGGGGAAGCCTTCATGTGTATTCTTCCATCTCAACCGGATCCACGAACTCATCCAACTATGCCATGAGATCAACAATTGTGAGGTCATGCCGAGAGAAGGTACTGCGCATATCATTTTCGAGCCTCGCATCCGCGAGATTGTCTGCGCTCACTTCGCAAGCAGGATCAAGCAGACGTTCTTCATATCCTCCCTCAAACACATCCTTGAGAAGTTCTATCATCCGGACTCATACTCATGCCGAGTGGGGAAGGGAGGTCTGAAGGGTATCCTGCAACTGCAGGAGTATATCTTCGAGGCATCCAACGGATACACCGAGGACGTGTGGATAGCAAAAGTCGATCTCAAGGCATTCTTCATGTCGATCGACTGCTTCCAAACAACCAAGATTTTCGAGAAACTCATCGATGAGGGAATGCCGGACGGAGACCGCAAAGAGATTCTCAAGTACCTCACAAGAGTTATCTATCTCGCAGCAACAAAAGACCACATCAAGGATATGGCACGTCCGGAGGAGAGATCACTCCTCGATCCAATCAAGTCCATCTACAACCAACCCTACTATCAAGGAGTGCCAATCGGAGATTGGGGATCGCAGACCGCAGGACTTGTCATCACCACATTTGCGCTCAACTACCTCACATCTCTCGGATATACCTTCATCCACTATACCGATGATACGGTTGTGGTTGTCAGGGACAAGCGGAGATGGCTTGAGGACGTGGAGAGACTCGCTCGATACTATGAGCAGAACTTCGGACTCTGCCTGCATCCTCAAAAGAGGTATCTCCAACACTACTCCAAAGGCGTGGAGGCTCTCGGATACAAGCTGCGGTTCAACCGGATCCTTCCGAGTGACCGCATAGGTCACAATCTGCAATGGTATGTCGAGAGAATTGTCCGAAACGCGGAGAACAATGCGAACTATGCCATCCTCCACAAGGACAAGATTCTCGCCACCATCAACTCATACCTCGGATTCCTCCGGTGGTGCAACGCCTATCGCCTCCGCAAGTGGGTGTGCGACCAGATCATCGAATCCCCTATCGGGAAGGTGCTGATGGCGGACAAGAACTACACCAAGGTCACCATCAGACGGATGTACACCGATAAGTTCTATTATCATCAAGAATTTAAGAATCTTAAACAACAATTAAAATCAGCAGCATGAAAAAGTATGCCAAAATCGAATGCGGTCGGCTCATCGTACCGCAGAATTATCCCGGATACATCATCATCGATGGTGTCAAGGTCTACAACCCCACCGAGGAGCAGTGGATCTCTGCAGGATATCTCCCACTCACCGAGTCAGAGCCGGAAGAGCGCGAAGGATTCATCCCGGAGGCTCGATATGAAGTCAACGAGGACAATACGGAGATCATTCAGACATGGGAGTATATCCCTGCTCCGGATCCGCAGCAGTCGGAGGAAGAAGAGCCAAAAAAGACCACCACAAAAAGATCATCGAAGAAATGATATTCTTGAATGACATATCAACAACGGTGTCATTCGCAGTGCCGACAACAAGGAAGACGGAGGCGGAGACTCTCACTCTCACTCTCACCCATGAGGTCACCATGAGCGAGACGGAGGTCTCCCTCCCATCCTCCGCCATAGAGATTGGGGAGACCAAGGTGATGGTCACCACTTCGCTGCCATCAACCCTCCACACCGGACAATATAAGTACAACCTCTCCGATACCGAAGGCACACTCTCCGAGGGTCTCCTGCAGATAGGAGATACGACACCGAGCATCACTGAATATTCAACAGCCAAACAAAGACATGTCTATGAAGGATAATGAGAATAAGGTCACCATTGCGTTACATGCAATAGAGCCTCGATCTATCGACATCCCAGTGCCGAAGGAGGAGGTTGACCGGAAGGGATTCGTCTCCTTTGGCAAAGGAAACACCTATCCGGACTTCCTCTTCGACTGCTATTCCGAATGCAGCATCCTGCAGAGCATCATCAATGGTCTCACCGACTACATCTGCGGATCCGGCATGACCGATGAGACCAAGGCGAATATGGTAGTCAACAAAAACGGAGAGCAGCTTCTCGACATTGTCAAGAAATGCACCTCCGACTATGTCATCTTCGGAGCATTCTCACTTCAGATCATCCGCAACCTCAAAGGAGAGATCAAGGAACTCTATTGGATCGACACTCGCAGAGTCCGACTCGATGAGGATGATGAGAAGGTCTACTATCGCAAGAAGTGGGAGAAATACGGAGATAAGGCGCGAGTCTATGACCGATGGAACAAGGATGTCGGATTCGAGAATTGCATCTACTACTTCAAACGCCCTGCATCGAGAGGAATCTACGGTCTTCCCATGTGGTCTTCCGTCACCAAGGACGTGATGACCTCCATCGAGATCTCCAAGTTTCACCTCTCCTCGATCCTCAACAACTTCGCACCATCCGCCATCGTCAACTTCAACAACGGAGTGCCGAGCAAGGAAGAGCAGAAGGATATTGAGCGCAAGCTGAATGAGAAGTTCAGCGGATCCGAGAACGCTGCGAGGATGATGCTTGTCTTCAATGACAACAAGGAGCAGGCGGTCACCACCGAGCGACTGACTGAAGACAACTTCGATCAGAAGTATCAAGCACTCTCCAAGAGTGTCAAGGAGAATATCTTCGTGGCATTCAGAGCGCAGCCTCAACTCTTCGGAACGGATCCGGATCGCACCGGATTCAACTCGCAGGAGTATTCCGAGAGCTTCCAACTCTTCAAGAAGACGGTGGTCGCACCCATCCAAAGCGAGATTGAGAGAGCATTCAAGGCTATAGATCCGACCTATGAGTTCACCCTCAACGAGTTCGCAATCACTTTCGGAGGATCGGAAAAGGAAGGAGAAATGGTATGAACAACGTACAACTCATCAGTGAGGCAACGCTCAAAGCGTACACCCTCATCAATGACAATGTGGATGCCTGCTATATCGCACCGGCAGTCCAGAAGGCGCAGGACATGGGACTGCAAGCTCTTATCGGCTCAAACCTCTATGACAAGATCTGCAGTCTTGTGGCGGACAACACCATCGGAGACGAGGAGAATGCCAACTACAAGACCCTGCTCGATGTCTACATCACCCCATATTTATGTCAGAAGGTCATGGCGGAGATACAGATCCCCCTCTTCGCGAAGATTCGCAATAGTGGCATCCTCAACTCCACCGATCAGCAGACTCAAAACCTCACCATGCAGGAGGTGGAGTACATCAAGAGGAACTTCGAGAACGATGCCACCTTCTACGGCACTCGCATGACCGACTACCTTTGCACCAACTCCACACTCTATCCGGAGTACCGCACCACGCGCACCTCTGCCGATATCCCTTCCGACAAGAACGCCTTCAATACCCACATCGTACTATGAACCTCACTCAACTCTCCAAGAATATCGACACCGCTTTCGAGAGGGTGGGATACGTCAATAGTGTCCTCACCGGAGACCCCTATGAGCGGTGGAACAACAAGGAGGTGAAGTACGTCTCCGCCTGCTATGCATTGGAATCCTCCGATTCCGATGAGAACATCACGACCTACTCACTCATCATCTACGCTGCCGACCGACTCCTTGAGGATGCCTCAAATACGGTGCAATCCTTCGACATCTGTCAGACCGCGATCGAGGTGATGCTAAATTTTCTTACGGATTCCGGAAAGGAAGATAATTTATGGATAGAGGACATAAGAACATACACCCCTTTCGTGCAGAAGTTCGCAGACAACATCGCAGGAGTCTATGTCCGAACCAAAATTAAAGTAAGAAACACCCTAAATCTCTGCAAAGAATGAAAACCCTCATCAGCGGAACACCATGGTACATTCATGCAGCAATGATTGTCAGTATCATTTTGGTATGTGTATCATTCTGCATCCCTCCCTATGCGGTGATAGACTCCTCGGTCATCGCAGTGATCGGAGAACTCCTCGGAGGAGCAACATTGATCACCTTCGTCTTGAACATTCCGAATTACATCGAAGCAGGAGTCAAGGCGAAGATCACAAGAGGAAACACCACCATCGAGGTGAGTGCAGATGACGATGATGAGAAGTGATTTTTACGAATTTTCAAAATTCTGATAAGTTATAATCAAAAGTTCAACACATTATGGACAAAGTTAAGATTTTGAAGCTCGCCAAGTGGCTGAAGCTGACCAAGGAGATCAAGACCGATGAAGGTGTGGTTCTGCTCATCGCAGGAGACATCGCAGTCGGTGAAGAGGTCTTTGTGGCTGATGAGAGTGGCAACATGATCCCTGCCCCGGATGGGACGTACACCTCCGAAGGTAAAATCATCGTGGTCGCTGCCGGTAAGATAACCGAGGTGAAGGAGGTCGAGACTCCTGCCGAGGAGACTCCTGCCGAGGAAACCAAAGAGAACGCTGAAGAGGAAACTCCTGCGGAAGACCCTGCCAAGGATGAGGTCGAGACCCTCAAGGCTCGCATCGCTGAATTGGAGGCGGAAAACGAGGAACTCAAGGCGAAGATCAAAGAGTACGAAGAGAAGACTCCTGCTGCTCCCTCCATCGAGGAAGAGGAGAAGAAGGAGAAGAAGTTCAAGAAGGAAACGAGTGAGGAGAAGAAGGAGATGTCCTTCCGCGAAAAACTCCTTGACTACGCCTTCAAGAGCCAAAACTAATTCATCGAATATTAATCATTAAAACATCAAAATTATGGCATTTGTAGTTTCGAGTCTGACTGACTACGTCAACGAACACAAGAGCGATCTTCTGGCTGCTGCCGTCATCGCTTTCAAGTCGAGCAAGTACATGCAGCTGATGCCCGGTGTCAAAGGCGCAACCACGCTGAATCTGCTCTCCACTCCTGCAGTCTTCCAGAGCGGAAACGACTGCGGATTCAACGCCTCCGGCAACGTGACCTTCACGCAGCGCACCCTCACCCCCGGTGTGATCAAGGTGAACGAGAACTTCTGCCCCAAGGCTCTCCGCACGAAGTATATGCAGAGCGAGGTGCTGATCGGTGCCGGTCGCGACAAGATGCCCTTCGAGGAGAAAATCACCTCGGAATTGGTAGCCAACATCGGTGCTGCCATGGAGGTTGCCTTCTGGCAGGGTGACACCACCAACGGCACTGGCAACAACGCCTTCTTCAATGGTCTCTCGACCATCATCGATGCCGATGCTGCTGCCTCTCCTGCGGTCATCCCGGCTGCCAATCAGTTCACCGCAGGGTCGAGCGACACCGTCTTCGACCGCATGAAGACCCTTGTCCAGAACGTCCCCGATGCTCTCGGCAACAAGATGGTCTTCTTCATGAACTGCGCGAACTTCCGCAAGCTCGCCATGCTCATCATGTCCGCCAACCTCTATCACTATCAGCGCGACCTCGACTCCAACGACATGGAGATGATTTTCCCCGGCACTGACATCAAGGTGGTCGGTGTTCCTGGTCTGACCGGCATCGACAAGATCTACGGTCTCAACACCGAGGAGGTCTACTACGGCTTCGATGCTGAAGACGATGTCGAGAACTTCAAGTTCTGGTTCAGCGATGACGATGATGTCTTCAAGTTCAAGATGCAGTGGCTCGCCGGTGTCCAGTACGCCTTCCCCAACAATGTCCTCGTTGGTAAACCCTACAGTGCTTAAGGCATAGTAGGTGAAGTCATGGGAGGGTGGCAACGCCCTCCCTATCTACAAACATCAAAAACTTAAGAATTATGTCTTGCACTCAAACCTTGTCCGGAATCAATACGTCCTGCGACTCCAATGTGGGTGGCATTGTTGAGGTGTATGCGCAGAACAAGGCAGATATCGCCTCGATGACCGTCACCGATGGCAAGATTTCCGCCATGACCCTCACTGCAGGTGCGCCTGCTGCTGCGGTGCTTCTCTTCCGCAAGCAGACCGGTTCGCTCGTTTCGACTTGGAATGTCGATGATGCTGCAGGCAGCAAGTATGTCAGCAGCGATCTCACCCTCCGCTTCGCCAAGATGGAGACCGCCAAGCGAACCGCAGTTCTCGCTCTCGCACATGGCGAGACTGTCCTCATCGTGAAGGATCAGAATGGTCTCTATTGGCTTGTCGGATACGACAATCCGGTGACCTTGTCGGCAGGCGGTGGCAACACCGGCACTGCTATGGGTGATGCCAATGAGTACACCCTCACTCTGAATGACGTCAGCAGGGATCTGCCCTTTGAGGTCGCTTCTGCTGCGGTCACCGCCTTCCTCAATGCATAATACGACCCTACAAACGTACTTTTGCATAAACATTCCATTGCTTGGATGAGAGACCACTCCCAAAGGGTGGTCTTTCGTTTTTCTCTCTCTTCGATAATTTATAGGTATAACACCGAGAAAATATGCTATCTACTATCAGACCCATCATCGTCACCATCAGCAACCTCTCCGATGCGATAGGATCCTATCTTGAATATGAGGTGAGGATGCAATACAACACCGACTCCATTGGATCGACCTCCACGAAGACCCTATATCATGGAAAGTCTTTCGTGGATGCATACGGTGACACCGAGATCCATCTTGAAAAGATGCTGCGAGACTATCTATGGAAGTGGACTGCGCAGTATGTGGCATCAGCGCAGAACCATCGCCCTGCATGTATCAAGGGATCCTTCGGAAACCAACTCAACGCGATCGAGGCTTCCTCGACCGACCTCTTCTGGAACACCAAGATTGACATCGTCTATACCTATAACAACACCGAGGTCACACAAACGCTGCAAGTCTGCGGAGCATGGTGTCCTGCGTATCAGAAGATGCTCGAACACATCTGCTGCGCATTGGAGGATGAGGCAATCACCAATTATCTGCAATCCTATGCAACCATCACGACCAACATCCTTCCGCATATCCCTCCCATCAGCACCTCCAACTTTTGGCTCGGACTTGTCCTCAACGTCAACCAAGCTGCGGAGGCGAATGTCAGCGATATCGGCATAGGAGTCGATAACACCAACGTCATATCGCTCCCTCTCCGGCATGGTGGCACTTATGCGATGGCATATCCCCTCTCTGCAGTCTTCGAGGCTCTCAATGACTCCGAGATAGATGGCGGTGATAGTGACAGCACATACTACTCCGAGATAGATGGCGGTGGCAGCAATACGGTGTTCGCAGGAGAGTATGATGGAGGCACGTCAAGTCCTTCCGGATATGACAACGCCACACTCTTCATGGGAGCGGTGATCTCCGTCTTTTGGAATATCGGAGGATCCCTCCGGAGTATTCCGGTGGCGAAGATTGACACATGCCCATCGAGATACTATGTCTCTTGGATCCTTCCGACCGGAGGGTGGACTTCCTACGGAATGGACGGAAACGCCACCATCGCATCCAAGGTCAAGCAGCAGTCCATTGTCAATATCCGCGATGAGAGAGACATCCTCTCCATGGAGGAGACCCCAACATTCTCGCTCTACACCGGCATGGTGGACAAGGACACCTATGCTCATCTCATGACCATGCTCACTTCATACATCCTCTATGTCTACGACACCGAGAAGGATGAAGGATTCTATTGCACTCCGACCACGACCGCAGCGACAAGCATGCCATCGAAGACCGGCAAAATGCAGGCATTCCGGATTGAACTAACCGCCATTAATAGCAACAAGCAATGAAGTTATATCTCCGCATAAGGGAGGGAGGATCCTTCCAACTGATGAAGATGGATGCAGGGAGCGACATCTCCTTGAATTTCTCGCACGATAACCTTGAGAACCCATCGAACTATGTGAGCGAGTACTCCTACAACCTCAAAGTGCCGATATGTCCGGAGAACAACAAACTCTTCACTAATTTTGTGCATCTCGACTCCCTTGTGGTCTCCGGAGGATACGATCCGACCAAGACAATGGAGTATGTCATTCTCGACAACTCCGGATCGCTCATTTCCACCGGAATCGCATACATCAAGACCATAAGTGACGGATACTACAACTTGTCCCTCACCGGATCCCTCTCAAGGATATTCCAAAGACTCCTTAATTCCGGATGGAATACCGAGAATCAAGACCTCGACTACTATCACATGACCGATCTCCTCAAGATGGTCAAGGCGATATTTCCCCAAATGCCAAACCGCACACAGCTGATCCCTGGCACAAATGTCATCAACAAGGATGTCGTATATGCATCATGGATGATCGACAATCCGGTCTTCGATCTCATGCAAGTCATGACCTATCGGCTGCGCTTCATCTATGGTGTGGAAACCGATGAGACAAAAGCATTCATCGCATCGATTATCGGATTCGCACCGACCGCGCAGGGACTTCTCCCCGGATTCTCCAATGATCGGTGGATCGAGATTGGAACGATCAACGGAGGACAAGCGCAATCCTTCGCCTCCCTGCCGGTATTATGCTCCGAGAGGGATGCAAACAACGAACCGATCAATCCAATAGATGTGGGAGACGGTCTCATTGAGGCGCAGATGGGCGAATACCGTTCCTATTATCAGCAACCATACATCTATATAGACAAACTATGGCAGATCTATCAACTGGAATTTGCCAACATAACTGACGGATATTCGCTCATATTGGATCCGAGGTGGTTCTCTCCGGACAATCCAAAGCTCAAAAACCTTGTATATATGCTTCCGAGATTGTGGGATGAGAATAATTCCGCAATCATTGATTCCACCACATTGAACGCCCAAAGTGTCATCAAGACACTTCCGACACCCTCCGGTCAGAGATGGGAGAGTTCCACTTTCCTCATCTCCGGAATCAACACCACCGCATCAACACAATGGTCGGAGATCCACAATACCATCGGTCACAAACTGACCTATGACTTTGAACTCAACCTCACGATCCAAACCACGCAGACCGCAGTCAATAGCGGTGTAACCTATACGCGATATCATTCCAAATACAACTTCATCGAAGTATTGGTCAGCGTATCCGACCTTGACAATATGTACTATGGATATCCTGCCATCATGGGGAATGTCAGATATCTCATTGTCCCCATCCCGGATGATGGTAGGTACACCATGGATGACATCATGGAGGATGGTCTCGCAAGCAGCATGATCCTCGGAGCGATGGATCAAGGGTACAAGATTGTCGAGTGTACCTACACCCCCGGAAACGGAAATATCAACCTCACTACCTTCAGAGGTCAACTCTCGGTCATCAATACGCGATCCAATCTCGATGCTGACATTGAAGATGTGAGAACGCGCCTCTCCGCCACCGTCTCCTATATATCAAACAACACTCCTTGGATGACATACGTCTCCGGAACACCATATTATATATATGGCAATCCGAGCGGAACTCCATACACAAAACTCAATCTCACCCTCTCTGACATCAAGGTCAACACAACCTATGCCAACCGTACCGAGAAGATCCTCTCACTTGAAAATCTCTTCCGGGATGAGAAACCATTCACCGTCCTGCTGAAGTACTCCAAGATGATGCATCTTGTATGGCAAGTCGATGACAGAGCGAAGACGGTGACGGTGAAGACTTCAAGAGACTTCTATCACGACCTCATCAGCGCAGGCGGAGCAGGAATCACCGATCTCACCGAGCATGTGGACTTGTCGAAGGGTATCATCATCACGCCCTTGTCATGGACTGACAACAAAGTGCAGTTCAACTTCGACACATGCGACCTCGACTACATCAAGGAGTATGAGGAGCGATACGGTCACACCTATGGATCCAAGATCCTCATCACCGCCAACAAGATCCAATCGACAACCAAGAAGCTGCTATGCAATAACGACAAGGACACCATCGAACCTTCCGCCATGCTCTCGGAAACCATTTATCCGGTCGGTCAGATCATCTCGCAGGCGAGAGCATCCCTCGGATATGTTGAGAATGTACCGATGCCCCTCAATCAATCGGACGGAGGCAGCGCAGACCATCATGGCAACTTCCTCTTCCGCATCGTCAATGGTCAGTTTGATTCGAGAGTGTGTGGTGGATGGAGGCAGGATGCATCCGGAAACTATGCATATATCACTGATGACCTCGATGCAGAATCGAATCTGCAGGAGTGGGCATGGCATGGGACGGTGGCACTGTCTTCATACCATCAATCCTCATGGATCCTCATTCGCAGTCTTCCGAGATTCGACACCACATCTCCGGATGGATCCACAAGCATCCAATTTGCTGCGGTGAGGGAACTCTTCGCAAGGGAGAACCGAGAGCCTGCCACCTATCTCTATGACGATGTGTGGAAGGACTACATCGAGGAGGTCTACAATGTCCAGAATAAGACCGTCACCCTCTATGCGCATGTCACCAAGGCGGTATTCGATGTCCTCAAGGCGGATCCATTGGTGAAGATCGAGAATATCCTATACATGCTCACCTCGGTCGATGGATGGGGAGAGCATAGTGAGATCTGCAAACTCACCCTCCGCCAGATCTTCGACCTCTCCAAACTCGCAGGATCCTCGGAGATTGTCATCGAGGATGGCAACTATATCCTCTGCGAGGATGAGAATGAGATCGTCACTCAAGACGAAGAATATCTAATTCAAGAATAACATGACACAAGAAGGAATTGAACTTATCAAGCAGTTTGAGGGATGCTCCCTCAAAGCGTACAAATGTCCTGCCGGAGTATGGACAATCGGATATGGTCACACCAAGGGAGTCACCGAGGGAATGACCATCACCAAGGAGGAGGCGGAAGACCTCCTCAAGAAGGACATCGTCAACTTTGAGATCAATGTCCGAGGATGTGTGATCCCAAATCTCAATGACCATCAGATCGATGCTCTCACATCATTCGCATACAATGTCGGACTCGGCAACCTCCGAAAGTCAACCTTGCTGCGAATCATCAACTATGGTCTCGGTGATGGTATCGGAACGGAGGGAGCGATAAGGGAGCAGTTCGACCGGTGGGTGTATGCCGGTGGGAAGAAACTCAAGGGACTCATCCGGAGAAGGAAAGCAGAGGCAGACCTATACTTCACTCCCTGCGGAGACAATAACCTTAAATATTGAATGATATGAAGTGGATAATTAAATCAAATCGTTGGAAGCACCTCATCGGAGGGTGCATTCTCGGTCTATTGCTGACCATTCTCTGCGCCATCGGATGCGCAGGAGGTATGGAGTTCAAGGACAAGCAATGGGGAGGTCAATGGGATTGGCTCGACTTCCTCGCCACCATCCTCGGAGGACTCATCGGACAAGGACTTCAGATACTCATCATATACCTCATTGTGCGATGAAAGGTGTGGCAAAATTCGGTATGTTTTTCGCGGTGATGGTCTTTTTCGCCACACTTGCATCCTGCTCCTCCACGAAGAAGATGCAGGAGATCCATGACACCGTATATCTCTCCAAGGTGGTGACGGATATCCAATACAAGCACGACTCGGTCTATGTGGATCGGTGGCATAGTAAGGTTGTGGAAGGCGATACGGTGTACCTCGTTGACTCGGTGTATGTATATCGCTATCGCCTGCTCCACGACACACTGTCTTTGACCGACACCGTCTACAAGGTCTCGGAGAACATCAAGCAGGAGGAGATCACCAAGTACAAGACACCCTCATGGGCATGGTGGTGTCTCGGCATGGTCATTCTGATGGTCGCAGGATGTGTCCTATACATATATATAAAGGTCAAAAAGTAGCCTTGAAAAGACCGTTTTCGGTCATATTTCGGTCATAAAATAAGAATGGCACTGATTTTCAGTGCCATTTGTTGTCCTACCAGCTCTTGAGGGATAGGAACAAACCGAATACAATTCAAATCAAAATGAATCATATCACAAGGATACGCTCTGATGAGTGACAGAGTGTCGATGCATTTTCGGTCATACCGAATCATTTTTCCGGTCATATTTCGGTCATATATCCAACTTGTCGAACCTCGACATGCTCTCCTGCTTCAGTTTGTCAACGATTGCCATGTATGGTCTCATCGCCTTGGTGTCATTATGTCCAGTCCACCGAACTATGACCTCCGGAGATATCTCCAACCGGAGAGCGGTGACAACAAAGGTGCGCCTTCCGCAGTGTGTGGACAACACCTTGTACTTCGGAAGCACCTCCTCATGTCTCTCCGACCGGATCCAATACACCCTTCTCACCGGATCCGTCACCTCCGCCATCTCTCCGAGAACCTTCAACTTGTCATTCATCTTCTGATTGTACATCACCGGGAACACAAGTCCATCCCGGTCATCAGTCCGAAGCTGCCGGTATTTGTCGATGATGGCTTTCGACATTCGGTTGAGTTCGATCTTGAGAGGATCGTTGGTCTTTTTCGTGACCACGCGAAAATGATCATCGTGTATGTCACTCCACATCAGTCTCGACATGTCGCTATACCGGAGTCCGGTGAAGCAGCAGAAGAGGAACATGTCCCTCACCTTGTCGAGGTTCGGATCACCGGAGAGGTCGAGCGCGATCACCCTTCCAAGTTCCTCCTCGGTGAGATAGACAACATCCTTCTCCGACTCCTTGATCTTCGGTTTGTATTCATCCCATGAATCATTGGAGGTGTACCCCTTCCTCTTGCACCACCGCAGCCACCATCTCAATTGCACCAAACTCTTCGCAACGGTGGAGTTCACCATCCCGGTGGAGTAGAGATGATTCATGAACGACTTAACCGTCTCTTCACTCATATCCTCCACATTGGCATCCTCATTCCATGCCTTCAGATGGGAGAGCAGGACTCCGAACCTCTTCCTTGTGCCTTCCGACCAATTGTTGGTGACTGACTGCTCTTGGACAAACTCCTGCAGAGCGACACATGCCTTGTGGGTGTCCGACTCCACCTCCGGAACATCTCCGAGTGCAGTTCTGATCTCCTCCTCGGTGGGAATCCTCCGGTCAACATGAGCGCGATCGAATAGGTCATCAATAATGGATGAGAGCCTTCCGGTCTCCTTGACCGCATCCTTGTGTGCCTTCTTTGGCAGACCGGACTCGACATCCCATCCGGACACCGGAACGGACTCGGAGAGATAGTGAGTCACCCTCTTTCCATTCCATGAGACCCTCATCCGGATGGTATGAGTGCCATCTTTCCGCGCAGCAGGCAGCAATGTATATTTTATAGAATACTTCATATATTGCTGCTCTTTAACATCTCCACAAGCGATTGGATGGTCTGCTGCTGACTATGGATAGTGTCGATCATCTTGGATATATTCTCATCATTCATCCCATTATTTTGGACATTATCACCCTTCTGACTGATGGTGTTGATTGAGGGTGCGGACGGATGATTGTCTATAATCATGTCTCCCTCACCGGATAGCAACCATTCAAAGGATATCGATGGAGCATAGTCGCATATTTTTCTCGCCAAATTCTTGGTGATAGATGACTTTTTTAGGCGAATATCGGTGAAAATTTGTGCATTTTTGAGTCCGATTGCCCTTGAAAACTCGGAATAACTCCTAAATTCCAAGAAAAATTTCACTTTTTCAAGACGTTTAATATCAGTGTTTTCCATTGCTTGATAAAATTTTTTTTACTTTTTTCAAAGATTTTTTCTTGTAATTCAAGAAAAAGTATTATTTTTGCATCGAATTTAGAAACAAATGCAAAAGTACACAAAAAAATCGAAACAACAAAAAAATCAAGCAAATGGAAACCAAGAACATCAAAAAGGGTGACACCGTCACCATCAATCAAGGAAAGTACAACGGAATGACTGCCAAGGTCGTATCTATCGACACCAACCTCATGACTTGGAAGGAAGAGGCGACGGTGGAACTTATGGAAGGCGAACTCAATGGACGTTGGGTCATGGGAGTTCCGATGACCGCAATCAATAAGGCTGCTTAACCCTCTAAAACATCAAGATTATGACGAATAAGGAAGTTATTTGCAAGGCTCAAGAGGCAGCAGGAGTGTATGTCACCGGATACAAGGGAGACGTGAATTGTGACATTATCCGCGAGATCTGCAAGATGATCTGGACAAGAGCGAAGAATCTCGGATATAGTTTTTCCGAGTGGCACAAGGAGATCGCTGCAGTGATCGGAATGAAGAATTACAAGTATTGGAACGATGAGATCTTGGGATATCAGCAGTCAATGCTCGAAGCATCAAGATACTTCGTACACCATGGACAAAGATACTGCGCATAAATAACAACCGGGGAGGGATCCTCCCTCCCCATAAACTCAAACCAATGGCAACAAGAATCACGATCGAGAAGGTGGACACCGGAGACCGGTACACATGCGAAGGATGCTGCTTCGACAAGGATGGCTGCATCTTGAGACAAGTCAAGCAGGATGACTTCTTCTCCTGCGAGACGGAAGACCATGCTCCGAGGGATATCTTCCGGAACTATCCGGAGAAGAACTACATCTTCAAGATTGTCAGTCAAGAATAGTATTATTAACCAATCAAATCAACCAAGCAATGAACGAACTTATCAAAGAACGCAATGACCTCGCAAAACAATGTTTTGTGGCTCATCTGGACGAACCAAAGGCAACCTCCATCATCGCGCAAGAGGCAGTGAGCAGTGCAGACTACATGATGGAAGAGATGTATGGAAAGGATTGGGAAACGGTATGCGACAACCCCACCATCCCATCCGGTGATGCCGAGATCGGAACGTACTCCCACAACGGAGAGACATGGGTGAGAGTCACCGCCCTCGGAGAGGACTTCATCATCGCTCCGCACGACCTCGATGGAGGCAAGGATGACTTCAACTATGACCAAGCGATGGCACGTCTGAAAGAACTCCACCTCGACACCTTCAACCGCAAGCAGCTTTTCATCCTCGGAATCTACATCGAGGAGATAAACGCCAAACTTGAGGAGACCGGTGGTGACAAGTTTGCTCCAGATCTGTACGTCTCCAACGAACTATGGCATCCGGTCGGTTCGTGTGCCGATTCCTATGCCGCCAACTCTTGGTTCTTCTATGGTGACGGCGGTGTCATCGGCGCCAACGGTCGGTATAATGGGCGCTTCCGGTCTCGTCCTGCTCTCGACTTATCCTCCTTGATTAACTATTAAATATTAAATATTTATGGACACCAAGGAAAGCTGCGCAAGCTGCCAATGCTGCTCCGTCCGAGGAATCTACTGCGAATTGTGGATGCTGCCGACAAGACTGGAGTATTGGTGCAAGGAATGGACGAAAATCAAGCGCAATGAGAACCGCAGAAGTACACATTGAAGAGGAGAAGGTCACGATAGTCTTCTATGAGACCGGAAAGCACACCACCGAACTGACCTTCACCGATGGAGAGGAAGCATCGAAATACATCTGCAACCTCGCCAAGAACGAATGGAATATCAAATCAATCAACCACATTAACAAACAATAAAAACAAATTAATCATGAATACCAAGCAATATCCCACAATCGAGTACAACAACGGTCACAAATCGACATATCTCACCGATTCCTCCACCACCGTATCGCAGACGATCGATGATGCGAGACAACTGATGCCTGCCGGAGCGACTTGCTTCCGCATCGTCATCGGCAACGCAAGAACACTCTGGATGAATTAACCACTTAAAACACAAAGAACATGACAAACGAAGAAATCATTGCTCGCAGAGCAGAAGTACGCCAACAATTAGCCGATGTTGAGGCAAAAAAAAACGGCTCTCACAAGAGAAGAGTGGCTTCGCCATCAACGCGCACTCAATGAAGCGCACACGCAACACCGGGACAACCTCACAAAGATAGAGGCTGAAGCTCGCACCCAACGCCTCATTCTGCGCGAAGAATTAGATCGCCTCGGTCAATCCATGCGTACCGTATGTCCGATGGATATAAAGGCAGAATGATCAATATGAGATCAAACCAGAATAGAACTCCAAAATCAAGATTCGCAGAGCATTGGCAGGCAGACGAGGAATCCCTGCTTGTCAAGCTCTGGTCGGATCACTCCATAAGGGAGATCGCTCCCATGCTTCCGAACTACTCATTGTCGGCAATCAGAGCGAAGGCAAACCACCTCGGATTGAAGAAAGACTTTGAGGCAAAAAAAGCGAGAGGTGTCCGCAACATTACACCCACCCGGAGAAGATCGGCAACGCAGGAGAAGCCGAAGTGCATCAGATCACTCGATCGACCGGTGATCGCCTTCGAGCCGGACGGAGTCAAGGAGTTTGCAAACGCAAAAGAGGCTGCAGTATATTATGGACTGAAACTTCAACGAGTATTCGATCTCATAGCAAGCGCAGAGACAACGCATAGTGATATCGGATTCAATTATCTAATATGAAGAAGCATCGCCACATCTTCGACCGCAGAGAGACATCACCTGAGACGTATGCTCATAGCATGATGGAACATCTGCAGGAGGTCGAAGATGGACTCAAGGCACTCAAGGAAACGGAAGAAGAAGGCATCGGATTGAGTCAGATGTGGTCATTCGACCACAAGGACGGAAGGATCGCAAGGATACCGGACAAATATCCAACCGAATACTGGCATGAGCGGTCAAAAAAGAGGGATAAGGAATGGATCAAACACCTAATGAGAAAATACCAAATCAATGAAGACGAATAGACAAATCAAAAGAGACATCCTCGCACAGAAGGCATACAAACTCTACAAGAGAGCATTGGAGAGAGGTCTGACCAATCAGCAGGCAATCGATGAGGCTCGGCTCAACAAAGCCATTCTTGTGAGCGATCGAGCCATGAGGAACTACATCAAACTGATTGAGGAGGGAGAGTAGTATGAGCATCATAGGTATTACCGAGGAGAGACTTGCTCTGATCATCGAGCAGGCGGTCAAGAGAGGGTATGAGGCAGCGAGAAACGACATGGAGCAGTCCGAGTGGCTGACATCTCGCTCCGCCATTTGCAGATTCCTCTCTCCGGAGAAACCGATTTCCGAAGCCACCTTCAACCGCAACCGCGCCAAGGGTATGTACGGAGACACCATCATCGGTGTCGGATCCAGATGCAAGGCACGGAAGAACGACCTCTTGAACGCAATTCAGAAATATCAATTATCAACCCTATAAAATTATAAGCAATGGAACAAAACAAGACACTCGCTCTCACCGAGAGCAAAGAGCAGTTCGCACTCGCAATGAAGGATGCAGAGTCGCTCGACATCGTCAACAACACCGCAGCAGCCTTCGATGCTGCCATCATCATCAACAAGCTCCGAGCAGTCATGACCGATGACATCATGAAGCAAGTCTTCATGCCTCTGCAAGGTCAGAAAATCGGATTCCGCACCGACAAGGTCTATCCGGTGGAGACAGTGAGGAACTGCATCATCGATGCAGCTGCCAACGGACTGATGCCGACCGGAAACCAATTCAACATCATCGCAGGCAACATGTATCCCACCAAGGAAGGGTACACCGCCCTGCTGACCAAGCTCAAGAAGTCGGAACTCCGGCTCACCTATCTCTTCGAGTTCGATCCGGAGACCAAGGCAGTCAGCGCAGATCCCTCCTATGTCGCTATCCCCTGCCGGATCTCCTACAAGACAAGCAAGGAGGATATGAAGGGATGGTTCAAGTATGTGGCGATGGTCAAGTCCAACGGAGCGACCTCCAACACCGACCAACTCCGAGGAAAGGCGGAGCGCAAGTGCAAGAAAGCCTTCTTTGAGTTCCTCACCGGTCTCGATCTCGGTGACGGAGATGCAGACACCTTCGACACTCCCTATGAGGACGTGACCGATAGGAAGACTCCCATGCAGAAAGCGAGAGAGGTGATGGAGAGGCAGAGAGCAAAGAAGGAACAAGAGGAGGAGGAGGCGAGACTGCAGGCGATGGATGCAGCCATGGAGCAGGAAGGAGGTGTGGAATGACAACACAAGAGCAGAGAGAACAAGTGATTCAGAACATTGCAGACCAACTGCGATGCAATTCGTTCACATTTGAGTTCAAGGTGGCGAAGAATCCCAAAGGCATCAAGATCATCCGCGAGGTAACGCAGGAGGAATTGGATGAGGTAATGAAAGCAGCGAAAGAGAGAGGAGGCAGACAATGAAGACCCCTAAACCTTACACCATCAACGGAGTCTCTGGACACCGATGGGACTGCGACACCAATGAAGAGTGGAGAGAGGAGCGTAGCAAGTCGATAGGTGCATCCGCCATCGGCATACTCATCGGAGAGAACCGCTTCACCACCCCCATGGAACTCGCAGAGAAGATGAGAGCGGAACTCAAGGGAGAGTTCAGCTATGAGCAGACCCTCGCCATGATGAGAGGTCATGCCTATGAGCAGGGAGTCGCTGACCTCTTCTCATGGCAGACCGGAAAGGAGATCATCAAGAGCAGTAGCAGGGAGTATCTGCTCCGCAGGGATGACACACCCTTCATGCATGCCTCCCCGGATAGAACCTATTGGATCGACTCCGAAGGGATGAAGCATGGGAAGAACTCCGAAGGCAACAAAGGCATTCTTGAATGCAAGACAACTCGCAGGCAGATAGACCCCACCGAACTCCCTGCCTCATGGATCTTCCAACTGCAAGTCCAAATGGGCATCAGCGGAGCGAAGGAGGGATACATCTCATGGGATGTCCTAACCAATGCAGACGGATTCGGATACAAGAGATTCGAGTTCGATCCGGAACTCTTCGAGGCTGCGGTGGAGATTTGCAGGGACTTTTGGACTCGCTGCATCGAAGGCGGTGAGGATCCGGATCCGGTAGAACCGCGAGACATCCTCAAGAAGTATCCAACAAGTATAGAAGGCAAAACCATCACCGCCAACGCGGAAGTGGTGGAGATCATCCAAAACATCAAGGAGATGCAGCAGGCATCCAAAGAACTGACTGCCGAGATCGACACCGCAAAGTCCAAGCTCATCATGCTCTTCACCGATGAGGAGGCGATTGTGAGCGCAGAGACCGGAAAGCCGATTGTCACCTACAAGACCAAGAAGGGAGCGATGCGAGTGGACAGCAAGCTGCTCAAGTCCGACTATCCGGAGGTCTATGAGAAGGTGACACACCAAGACAACGACTCTCGCACATTATTGATAAAATAGTATTAACAATTAAAACGTCAAGATTATGAGTACATTCATCATTGCAGCAGCAATCATCTGCATCATCCTCATGGTAGTCACACTCTGCCTTGTTGCCAAACGTCTCAACGAGTTCCTCCGCACCTACAAGGAGACCAACGCCATCCTGCAGGAGAGCCTCGTAAAGATTCCCCACGCCATCAACAAGGCTCACGAGAACACTACCGCAGCCATCGATTCCATGCTCAAGGAGAACCATGCCGGCATCATCGACTCCACCAACTGCCTCAACGCCCATGTGGTCAATGTGGAGAAGTTTATCGGAGAGATCAAGAGCATGATCGAGGAGCGCAAGTCAGTCCCCATCACCGTCACCCTTCTGAAGACCAAGGACACTCCGGTCGTATCCAAGGAGGCGAAGAAGTCACTTGAGAAGTCAAAGAAGGACTTCGAGAAGGAACTCAAGGAGACGGAGTCGAGAGCCAAGGAGAAGAAGGATCGCGAACTCTACAAGGAGGTCATGAGACTTCGCAAGACCATGACTCTGCAGGAGATCGCCAAGCACCTCGGATATAAATCCAAGTCCACGGTGCAGCACATCATCAAGAAGGGAAAGGCTAACAACTGGTAAACCTCAACCCATGGCGAGAGTAAAACAACCAAAAGCCGAAGCGAAGGTAGTCTGGGTGTACTGCTCGGACTGCCGGAACTTCCGCAGGGATACCGAAGGCATCTCCCATCGGATTGACACCGGAGAGTATTTCATGGGTGAGTGTCTTGTGGGTCTCCATCCGGACACACCAAAGAAGCAGTTCGCTGACAAGCCGAGGGTGTGCAAGTCGTACTCCAAGATATGAAGACTGGATACATACATATAGATCAGACATGCTTCGAGGAGATGAATCTCAATCCGACCGAGGCGGTGCTATACTCCCTTGTCAAGGGATACTGCATTCATGGTCAGAAGTTCGAGGTCAAGGTGGATGATGTAGCAAAGCGAGTCAACTTGACCGAGAGAGGTGTCCGGAAGGTGATGGATAGGCTGATCGAGAGAGGGTATCTCACCAAGGAGCGGAAGCAGCTCGGAGTGGAGTACAAACTGTCTGCCGAATGGCGGTCGAGAACGGAACAAAGTTCCGAACAAGAACGGAACAAAGTTCCGCGCAGAACGGAACAAAGTTCCGAACAAGAACGGAACAAAGTTCCGAACACACCTATTATAATAAATAATAATAATAAAACCTATAATAAGGAGGGAGAGAGTGTTTTTTACGGTGCAATACTGGAGATCTTTGTGGAGCATTTCAGATCGTCTCATGGAGGGAGGGAGTACACTCCGAACTTCACCACAATGTCCACCGCAGCGCACAACATCATCGACAACATCAAGACATGCATGACCGGTGACAAGTATCTCACCGACCTCGAAACCTTCAAGGCATACTTCTCGCAATGGATCCAACTCGCATGGCAGAAGACCGATGATTGGCATCGAGAGAGATGGAGTCTTGAATTTTTGAACTCGCAATTCACTTACTTCAATAATATCATCAATCAAAATGGAACTTCAACAACGCAATCAAATCCAAATCGGCAGCAGAGAGGCGGAGTCTCGGATGACTATATTGCCAAGCAGTTCGACAAGATCGCTCGGAGTAGAGCAGCAAGAGCAGCAGGCTCTAACGATCCAACGGCAGGCAGTTAAGCAATTGTCGGTTCAATATCGTGGATACACCCCTGCCATCGCATTCCAGTCGGATGAACCGAGTATCCATGCCCTCATCGTTGATAACGGCATCGATGAGGTGGAGGGAGTCTTCACCCTGCATCTGGTCGCATTGTCCCGGTATCTCAACCTCAAGGCAGGACTCACCGAGGATCAGATAGACTACATAGTGGAGAAACTCACCACCGACTATAAGTGGTTCAAGATGGCGGATTTTGCCATCATTATCGACCGTATCAAGTCGAACAAATACGGAGACTTCTATGAGAACTTCAACGGCAACAAGTTCCTTGACATTGTGGCGCAGTACGACCAAGAGCGCACCATGGAGATCGAGAGGATCCGGTCGGAGGAGAACAACGCCTTCAGACAATCCTTCAACTCGGACAACATGAAGCTGCCATACTACATTGGAAAGGACGGACGGATTCATCTCACCCAGGAGAGAGAAGAGGAGATCGCCAAAGAGCAGCAGGAGAGGGAAGCGATCAGAGCGGAGAGTGAGCGCAAGGAGCAGATCAGCAAGAAGGTCTTCGAGGATGCAAGGAAGATCCAAGAGGAGACCGGATGCACTATAATAGAGGCGTACAACACCGCCATGCAGCAGAATATCGAACAATCAAACCAATAACACATGGAGACCAAGATCACATCACCCATGACGAGCGATCTCATCGACAACATCCGCAAGGATGGATCCGACATCGCCCTCATCAACTGCGATGAATGCAAGTACAACAAGTCCTGCGACCTATACAACCAAGGTGTCCGCAGAGTCACCAAATGCAACTCATACACCATTGAACTATGACACACAAAGAATTGATACAACTGCATGAAGATGCGCTCCGCTACTGCTTCTTCAGATTGCAGCACAAGAGAATAGAGAACAAGGTCACCGCCAAGGTCAAAGAGGCGGAGTCCTACCCCTGCATCATCCTTGAGACCGTCAACATACCGAATGTCGGAGAGTCGATATGCGAGTATCATATCTTCAGTGGTCACAAGTGGCGGAAGACCTGTCGGCTCAACGTACACCTCCGGCAGGAAGGTGTGATCTACCTCATGACCGACCGGCTCTACTCAGGACTGACCAACGGAGGCATCCGCCAGAAGAACGGTCACTTCTTCATCGCCATACATCCCCATGCCATTGAGAGGTACATCGAGAGGCATAAGTTTGAAGGATCCTTCGAGGATGCGGTCATGCATATTCTCATCCACTACCGACAAGTCTCCTATAAGAAGGACACCATCACCAACGAACTGATCTGTCCATTCGACACCGGAGTCTTCCTCGGATATGAGGACGAGGAGGGAGTAATCAACCTCAAGACCTTCGTCAACAATCGCCAACTCTATGTCAATCAGCGCATGGATGAGGTGAAGGCGAAGGAGTTCGGAAAAAGCTGCAGCAGAATAGTGGAAGACTAAAAACATATAGCAATGGACAAGACAATAGACGGAATCAAATACATCCCGGAGAGCGAGGCGGTCAAGGTCTATGAGAGGATCTATCGCCTGCTGAAGGATCAGAAGGAATACTTCAAGACAAAGAACAAAGCCTTGTGTGAAGACTGTAAGAAGAGGGAGAACGGATTTATCAAATGGTTTGAGACTAACTACCAAAACAAGCAGATATGAAGTACGCAAGATATGTCTATATCGACAAGAAGAACGGTTCGGTCATGTGGTATGAGAATCCGGACAACAAGTTCAAGGAGTCCCATCCGGAGGGTGTGGTGTACGACACCGAGACCGATGATCCGGAGGTGATCCAAAGAGACCTCGATGAGGCTCGGAGAGTAATGATGAGTACCGACTAACGCAAAAAACACCAAGCAATGAAGACAAAAAGTATCGACAAGGCGGAAGAACTTCGACTGATCTCCAAGGAGCATCGATGGCTCTCGATGCATTATCGCAGGCTCTATGAGCTTGAGATGGAAGAGAGAGGTCTCACACCTCAACCGGAGGAGGATCCGAGACAGTTAAACCTATTCAGCATGCAGCCATGAGAAACATCATCAAGAAGATCTTCGGAGCATTCGTCTCCAACAAGCCGGATTGGACTGACCGATGCGGTGGATGCCTCTTCGCGAATAGCATCAAGACCTACTGCTACAAACATCACAAGAGAATCTGCTACTACGACCGCAAATGTGCCGAATATCGTGAATACCGATAATTTATATGTATGAAGGAGAAGAGCAAGACGGAGATACTGACCGAACTCTACAACACTCACTTTGTGGAGAACTATGCCTTCAAGGTGTCCGGAAGATTGGACAAGGTATTCTTTGAAGACATTGTCGGAGAACTCTATCTCTTCATCTGCGAACTTCCGGAAGACCTTATTGTGGGGATATACAACAAATGTGGGATCAACTGCTTCCGTCAGTATGTCTCCGGAATCATCGTCAAGCAACTCCGGTCAAAGAACTCGGTCATATATCGGAAGTACAAGAAGGACTACAACACAACCATCCCCTTGTCATCCATACTTCAACCAGAGAGAACATGGGAAGAAAACGAAAGACCATTGATATAGACCAATATGAGGACACATTCCGAGACCTCGATCTCGACTACCGGGAGAACGAGAGGAACGATGTGATGGTGGCAGCACTCAACTCCCTCCCACCGGACGAGAGGTCTCTCATGATCCTCTACATCGCCAACGGAAACAACAAGACGGAGGTGGGGAGGATCCTCGGAGCATCGGAGGCATTCGTGAGATACAAGATCAAGGAAATTCAAGAAAAACTGAAAGATAAAATCAATAAAACAATAGACCAATGACCTACATCAACATCATCATCATCGGAGCGATCTACGTCTTCATCCTCGACATCAGCGGAGCATGGAGCGAGATCACTTCCATGATATCCGGATGGATCACCGGAGGGAAAATCATCAAACCAATCAACATCAAGCCGTTCTCATGCTCCCTCTGCATGACCTTCTGGACATCGCTCATCTACCTCGCCATCTCGCACCGGCTGACATTCTACACATTCGCCTTCGGATGCCTTGTGGCATTCCTCACACCGAGGATCAAGGATATCCTGCTGACCCTCGACTCACTCCTCTGCAAGTTAATCAACCTAATAAACAAATAGACCATGAATACACCGAAACTCACCAAGGAACAACGGAAGCAGCTCAAGCCGTTTGAGAGACACCTCCACACCGCAGTCTTCTCGCAGTATGTGGTCGGTCTCGATCAGAAGACCGCGAAGACCCTCTTCTCGATCTACAATGAGGTGTTCGAGGCTCACGAAAGCAACATCTCCTGCAACTATTGTGTGATGAATGTATGCTCTCGCCTCGGAAGGCTGTACTACAAAACCAAGTGACACAATTGTCATGTTTATAATCACGCGCGAAATATTAATATACCATGCCAAGAGTTAAGACTATGGACTCCAAGAAGAACCGCGAGAAGTTCCTTGAGGAGTACGCAAAAGAGGGTGCGACCATGGAGACCGCTGCCAACGCAGCAGGATTGTCGGTGCGCACAATATTCAGATACATCGAACAGGGATCCGACACCGACTTCATTGAGCGCAAGCAGGCGATCGAGGAGAGCAACCGGATGAAGAGAGCGGAGAAGATTGTCAAGAAGGCGGAGGAGGGTCTCATGGAACTTGTGGAGAAGAAAATCCCATCCGCCATCTACTTCGCCCTCAAGACAAGAGGAGGATGGCATGAGAAGCAGGATGTCAATGTATCCGGTGATCTGAAGGTGGACATCGTATATGGAGATGAGCAGCAGTAGAGTCACACTACACCTCTATACACCGCAGCCGTATCAGAGAGCGGTGCATGATGGTCTCAAGTTACATTGGGACGGTTCGGTGCATGTCATCAAGGCAGTCCGACAATGCGGAAAGTCCATGATGTGCGAGAATATCATCATCGAATGCTCTCTACGTCACAAGAACCAGACCTCGATATGGGTGTCTCCAACCATCAAGCAGTCGAAGCGAATCTTCAAGTCTATCGTCAAGAACCTCGCCAACTCCGGTCTCATCACCGGACACAACGGAACTGATCTCGACATCACCTTCTTCAATGGATCGCAGATTGTCTTCGCATCAGCGGAGCAGGGAGACAACATCCGAGGTGCTACCGTATCCCGGTATGGCATCATGATTGTGGATGAGGCAGCATACATCTCCGATGAGGTGTACTACGTTTGCACTCCCTTCGTCAACGCCAACAATGCCCCCACGCTGATTGTCTCGACACCCAGGTTCAAACAAGGCTTCTTCTATGACTTCTTCACCGATGGACTCATGGGGAAGACGAACATCTTTTCCTACGACTTCACCAAGTATCCGAACCCATATCTCACCAAGGAGCGATTGGAGATGTATCGTTCCAAGATGCCCCTCAACCTCTTCCGAGCGGATTATCTCGGAGAATGGATGGAGGCGATGTCGGACATCTTCGGAGACTTCAAGAGGATCCTCTCCAACTCCGTCACCCTCGATGGCAACTACACCGCAGGGATAGATTGGGGTGTCGGCAAAAGTGCCAAGAGCGATGACTCTGACCAAACATCCCTCTCTATCCTCAACGGTATGCATCAGCAAGTCCGACTCTACCATTGGAATGACCTCGATGAGACCACAACCATCAGTCACCTTGTCAACGCCCTCAAGGAGAACCAAGTCCGCAAGGTGGTGGTGGAGACCAACTCCATCGGAGGAGTTTATCTCGGACTCCTCCGGAAGGCTATCCAATCGGCAGGACTGCCATGTCAGATTGTGGAGTTCGTGACAACCAACGAGACCAAGAGATCCATCATCGAGGCTCTGATTGTGGAGGTGCAGAACCGGACAATCCAACTGCTCGATGATCCGGAGCAGTCTCTCCAGATGAGTGCGTATGCCATGGAGCGCACACCGTCCGGAAAGATCACATACAACGCTGCACCCGGATACCACGATGACTGCATCATCGCCACCGCCCTCGCCCTCCATGGCACTAAACGCGGAACATACAACATTTTATAATATGAAAGCACAAATCATCAACTCATGGGAAGATGTGACCCTCTCTCAATTCCTTCACATCATCAAGCTGCAGCAGGAGACCTCCGACTCGCAGGAGTTCGCCAATCAAGTCCTCAATTACTTGTACGATGAGGATCCCATGCAGATACCATACAACCTCTATGTGGCACAGATCAACGGTCTGAACCAATTCTTCGACAAGCCGGTGAGCAAGATGAAGATTTCCAAGAATTGCACCTACAACATCAACGGAACGGTGTACGAACTCGACATCACTCCGAACAACTTCTCCACCGCACAATATCTCGACTTTGTCACCTTCTCCAAGGATCCATCGCAACTCATCAACACCCTCACCACCGTACTCATCCCACAAGGACACAAGTACAATGACGGATACTCCATGGAGAAGACTCGACAAGACATCGGAGGGATGCCATGCAGCAACGCTCTCGCAATCTCCAATTTTTTTGTGGCATGGTCAAAAAGATCCATTCTAACTATCCTGCGCTTTTTGACCTCCCAGATCCGCAGGACGAAGAAGAGCAAGGAGAAGGTGAGGGAACTCAAGAAGGAACTGGAAACCCTCTCAAATCTTTTGGAATCATTCCCTTCATTCTGACCTACTGCCAAATCACCAACGAGACCTTCACATCGGCATTGAGGGAGTCGGTGATACAAGTCCTCTATATCTACTCCTATGAGCATACAAGGAAGGTCATGGATGAGGAGAACCGGAAGCGATATATGAATGCTAACGGATTTAGCGGTCTGCGATAATTTATAGTATATGGAAGAAGTAGAAATATTGTCAGTAGATACCTCCAAGACCGTCAAGTCGATGGCTTCTCTGAAGCAGGAGATCAAGGATCTGAAGTCTCAACTCCTCGGACTGCAGGAAGGGACGGAGGAATATAATAGGGTACTCACCGAGTGCGCAGACAAGACCCATCAACTCTCCGAGGTGCAGGAGCAAGTGAAACGCTCCTCGCAGGACTTCGGTGACCGGATGACCAATGTCTCAAGCGCGATCTCCGGTGTCTCCGGAGCTGTGCAGACAGTCACCGGTGCATTGTCCCTCATGGGAGTGGAGATGGGTGATGACTCGAAGCTCATGAAGACTCTTGTCGCTGCCATGTCGATCACATCCGGAGTCCAAGCCATCGACAAGGGTGTGAAGGCATTCAAGGCACTCAAGATCTCCATCCAAGCATCCACCATGGCGATGAGCGGTCTCAAGAAGGCTCTCATCTCCACCGGCATCGGTGCATTGGTGGTCGCAGTCGGTCTCCTCATCGCCAACTTCGACAAACTGAAGAATCTCATCAGTGGGACGGTGGATGAGTCGGAGAAGTTCAAGGCTGCAAACGAGAAACTCAAGCAATCCCTCGATGATCTCAACCGAGAGTATGACTATGAGATCGCCATCATGGAGCAGGATGGCAAGAGCAAGGTAGAGATTGCACAAAAGAGGTACGAAGCTGCCAACGCTGCCCTCAAGGAGGCGGAGGCAGTATACGACCTCATATCGGCAAAGAGCGACCTCAACGATGCAGAGAAGGAGGAACTTGAGACCGCGAGAAGAGTGGTCGATGAGAGATGGAATGCTATGATGTCCGCGCTCAATGCTGTCGCGCTCGCAGAGAGGCAGGAGAGAATCGACCGCCAAAAGGCTCAAGAGGAAGCAGCGAAAAAGAGACTCGAAGCGCAGAAGGCAGCAGCGGAGAGGGCACTTCAGCAGCGCAAGGCGGATCTTGAGCGCATCGCCAAACTTGAGAGGGATGCACAGATTGGTCTCATGGAGGATGAGCAGGGAGAACTTGCAAGACTCAAGGACACCTATGATGAGCAAGTGGCTCTCTATGAGAAGAGAGGTCAAGACACTACAACCCTCACCGAGTACTATGAGAAGCAGCGCAGCGAAATCATCAAGAAGTATGCAGACCAAAGGAAGGCGGATGAAGACCAAGCAGCGCAGGAGGAAGAAGAGAAACGCAAGCAGCGCAGCGCAGATCTCATCGCCATGCTTGAGGTACAACTTCAGATAGAAGACAACCTCTATGATCAGCAGGAGATCAACGCCACCAACCGACTCGCCAAGGACTACTCCGAGGAGAATGTCGAGAAGACCAAGGAGATGATGGATGCTGCCTATGATGCCATGCTGCAACACAAAATCGAACTCGACCAACAACTCCTTCAGTCGGATGAACTCCTCGCAGAGGATAGAGCGAAGGTCGAGTCGGATCTCCTCCAACTTCAGAAGCAGCAGGCAGACCGCTCCGTCCAAATTGAGAAGGCAGCACTCGACAAGCGCAAGACTCTATACAAGAACTACTCCACTGCGGTCAAGTCCACAACCTCCTCCATCGGATCTATCCTCGGATCCATCGGTGACACCCTCGAAGAGGGAGCAGCCGAGTGGAAGGCTGTGAAGATTGCGGAGGCTATCATATCCACCATCCAAGGTGGAATCGCTGCATACATGGGCATGGTGGAGTCGATCCCAGGTCCTGCCGGTATCATCGCAGGCGGTGTGGCAGCAGCAGCAACGGTGGCAGCAGGCATGGTGGAGGTAGGCAAAATCAGAAGCACCCAAATCTCCACCAACTCCTCCGGATCCGGTGGCGGATCTACATCGTCTTCGCTCGGCAATGTCAGCAGTTCCGCGCTCTCGGTGGCAGCGACACAAGTCACCAACACGCGAGACACCAACACCACCTCTGACATTGAGGATCTCCCAGACACCAAGGTCTATGTCCTTGAGTCCGACATCACCAACGCACAAAACAATGTAAGGACAACTGTACAACAAGCAACCTTCTAAATCATGAATATTTATAGAATTACAATCGATGATCTCCTTGACCCTTCGGAGGGTCTGATGGCGATCTCCCTCGTTGACTTCCCTGCGGTGAAGTCAAACTTCCTCAAGTTCAAAGACGATGAGCGCAGGCACATCAAACTCAAGGCGGATGATGACCAACATATCATCACCGGCATCGCCCTGCTTGCTGACACACCCATCTATCGGTATGACCCTGCGATGGGAGGTGACTATTACATCGTATTCGAGCGAGAGACAATCAAGCAACTTGTCCAGAAGTACTCCAAGGACGGTCTCCTTAATCTCATCAACCTCCAACACGATAAGACCACCTATTCCATGGACTCTTGTGTGATGATCGAGTCGTACTTCACCAACAAGGAGAGAGGAATCTCTCCGGAGGAGTTCGGCAACGTACCGGACGGATCGTGGATTGTATCCTTCAAGGTCACCGATGAGGAACTCTGGAAGAAGATCAAGGAGAGCAATGGGGAAGAGGGAGGTCTCAACGGATTCTCGGTGGAGGTGTGCGCAGGCATCGCCCCCAAACTCAAACAAGAGGTCAAGGTGGGAGATGTCAACGAAGTGAAGGATGACGATCTTGAGGAGTTCATTGCATCACTCCTCGCACTCTTCGAGGGTGAAGTGGATGTCGAGGTGGTGGATGGTCTTGAGGAACTTGTCAACGAATGCTTGTCCGTCTCCAAGAACGAGGTGGTTGATGCCATGAATGCAAGGAAGCAGCTTGAGGTGGAGTGGCGAGACGGTGACAAGGAGCGCACCGACAAACTTCAGATCAAGGAAATCGGAAAGGAGGGATCCAAGACTATCATCAATGCCTTCCTTCCTGATCGCAATGTATGGAAGACCATCCCAGTGGAGAAGATATCATCCATTTCCATCACCGACACCGCTCTTGCACCATGGAACTATGACCTCCCTTCCTACAAGGAGATCGTGGACAATCCGGAGATCACCATCACCAACTCCGGAATCGCATCGAGGGAGAATATTGAAGCAAGCATAGATGGTCAGTTCTTCGTAATGATGGAGTACGATGATGAGACCGAGGATGCTGCCAAGGGTATGCGCCAAGTTCAAGTCTGCGCTTACGGCACATCCCTCGCAGGGAATGAATGCTTCCGCGCTTATGAGTTCTTCGGAGCGACCAAGAGCAGCCTCCCCGGTGGTGTGGGGAATTGGAGACTCTTCCTCACCAAGAGATGTAGATCCTTCGTACTCATGACCGAGGCGAAGCGGTGGGGATCCGTCCCTCCCGGATATCGCACCGGAGACGTGGACATGACAACCATATACAAAGAGATCATCCCCGGTGGAGTCAATCCCTATCCGGATAGCACAATAAGAAGATGAGCGTCATTGACTACGGAGAGATCACCAATTCCACACAACTCTACCAACTCATCCGAGATCTTCTCGACACCTACCGAGAGAACATCATCGATGCGGATGCCAAAGCGAGTGGAGAACTGCTGACCGCTGCAACCTATGAGACGAAGCAGTGGATGCTGCGGTGGAAAGGTGAGACCCTGCAGCTTGTTCTCATGCTTCCGGAATATTGGAGATGGATAGAGCAGGGAAGACCGCCAACGCAGCAGAGCCAAGGCGGTGTCCTCTATCCTGCCATCCTTGAATGGGTGAAGGTCAAGCATATCATACCACGTCCGGATCCGAAGACAAACAAAGTGCCATCGGTGGATCGTCTCGCATATATGATTACTCGGAAGATTCACCGAGAGGGATACTTCTCTCCCAACCATCAAGGAAAACACCTCCTGCAGAATGCCATCGACCATGTGGATCTTGTCGAGAGAGTCAAGACCGCATTGGTGGATCAGTTCAACCGAGAGATCAAGGTGGCTCTTGACGAAGGACTCTCCAACATTCTGAAAAAATAAATACGAATTACGACAAATCACGATAATTTATCATTAAAACAATGTCAAAGTCATGGCAAACTATTATCACATTAAGATAAGAAGAGCAACCGCAGCGAATTGGGCATCCGACAACCCCACCCCTGCGGACGGTGAGATTTGTTGGGAGACCGATACAAAGAAGATCAAGGTCGGAGACGGTGTGACCGCTTACAACGCCCTTGCATACTTCACCCTCCCCAATGCCACCACAACGGCAGCAGGACTCATGAGCGCAGCGGACAAGTCGAAACTCAACGGCATCAACATCTCGCTCTACGCACCCCTCAACTCACCATCCTTCTCCGGATCCCCTCAAGCTCCCAATATTGCAGGCAGAGCGGTGTCGAAGGTACTCGCAAATGCAAACTATGTAGAGGGTGCCATCGCGAGAACCAACCCTTACATGGTTCGGTGTGAGTATTACGTCTCCTCCGGTGGTTTATATCAGATCGCTTCGGATCTCTCCAAGTGTACATACATGGCAGTCAATAACGAGTCGGTAGATGTGGAAGATAATCAGAAACTCACAGCCGGATACAACTACATCGACTACCTATTCTATAAAAAAGACCTACTTGCATGGAACACGATTCCGGTGGGAGCGTTCAAGGACATTGTAATTCTCAAGAGGGTACTTCTCCCATCGTACCTCTTCCGCATAGAGGATGGTGCTTTCGGCAACTCCGGACTGGAGGAGGTGTGGAGTCTATCTCCGACCCCTCCGACTCTCGGAAGCGATGTCTTCACCGGCACTACCTTCGAGAGCGGTGGAAAATGCTACTGCCATAAAGACAACCAAGCAACCTATTCCGGAGTGTGGGGATTCGGATGCATCTTCCTTGATATCGCATAACATCAAAAACCAATATCAGATGATCAACACTTTTGAATCAGTTAAAGCCATGAAGGTGGAGAAGATCACCGACCTCTCCTCTGCCTTCTCGTTGGAAAGCAAGAATGCCTTCCATATCTTCATCGCTCCCGGTGCAGGAGCAGACCTCGACTGCGGAGAGGTCATGCAGATCTCTGCGAAGCCTGCCAAGAACGATGCAGCCACCACCGTTCCCATTGTAGTGGGTGATTGGAATCCGGTCGTGTTGGATAGTATCTCCGCATCCGCCATCGACCTCACCAAGTACGATGTATTTGTGTCGGAGATCGCAGACTACTAACCCATGGGACTCATTATCGGTATCACGCCCTCCATAGGAGGAGGCAGTGGCGGTGGATCCGCCTCCATCGGTGACTTTATCCTCACCGAAGACGGATATCGCATCGCCACCGAATCAAACGAATCATTAATTCAAGAATAAGTTATGGCAAAAAAGAAAATCTCCGAGCTTGACTCATTCACCGGCAACGCTGCCGACTTCGTCATCGTTGGTGTGGATACCACCGCCAACCAGACCAAGAAGGCAAACCTCGCTGCTCTTATCGCGAATAGCGGTGATCCTCGCATCAAGGATCTGACTGCGGACAACCTCATTGTCGGCAGTATGCTCTTCTATGACCGAGCAACCGAGTCATACTGCATTGTGCATCCGAACATGATCGCTGCGGTGCTGAATGACTATGACAACGTCCGGTATGAGACCCACTATGACACCTATGTTGGCACGGTCGGTGGGAAGGCTCACTTCATCGCCAACGATGATGCAAGATCGAGCAATGCCCTCTTCTCCGATGATGTGGCTGCGACCTCCTGCTTCTACCGCATCGAGATCGACAACTCCGTCAACGGCAGCATCACCTTCTCCGCTGCAAGTGGAAACGCATCAATCGCATCCACCACTATCACTTGGAATGCCGGTGACTCCATGTCGAGCATCGTGGCATTGTTCACTGCCAAGAATACCACCTATATCACCTTCGCTGCCCTCGATGATGGCACTGGTGTCGGTCTTGAGATTGGTGGCTATGGCGCGAACACTCTCACCGTCACCGGAACTCCTACCGGATGCACCGTCACCGACCTCACCAACTACGCTCTCCTGCTCTCGCAGAACCCCTCGGTGTCGATCGGTGATACCTTTGTCCCCGGTGCAGGATATACCTATCTCAACACTGCAACGCATAAGAACTTCAGAGGATCGGCTGCTTCGTCTATCCTCTCCGGTCTTGTAGGTGCAAATTCATCGCTCATCGCCAACTCCGGAAAGGACTACTCCTATCGCTGCGGTGCTAACTTCGCACAGTTCAAGAAATGGGCATCCGCAAGTGGTGATGCTGCTTTCGAGGCTGACGGTGTGAACGGATCCACCAACGCATCGGTCGGTCATGTCATGAAGAAGGCAACCTTCGATGCAAACGTCATCTCCACTGCAACCGGTGATGCCCTGCTTATGTACAACTACTATAATGCACTCCTAACCGATCAGACCGGAAGCTATGCAGACCTCCGCGAGGAGTATGTGGCGAAGTACGGTCAGATGAGCGACCTCTATGATGCCTACCTCATGAGTCACATGACCGATGTCGCTGCCAATAGTGGCATCCTCTACAGCATCATGAACAAAGGCAAGAATCAGACCGAGAAGAAGGCTGATCTCGCCAACATCAACTACAACTACAAATTCATCCCTGCCTATCCTCCGGAGTACAACGCCAACAAATATGGCGATGGCGGTCTCGATGGATTCAAACCAGGAACGTACTACCATGCCGAGTCTGCAGACCTCGCTCTGATGTTCAGAGACGATCTGATGCCACTCATCAACGCCAACATCACCGCTGCAGGATCCGGAACTCCCCTATCCGCCACCTCTGGCTTCTACCGAGGTTCGTGTGCCGATTACGATGCCAACTCC